ACAAATGTGAATGAATGCCCCCTGCAATTCAAAAGATTTGCGGCTGATTCGTCCTGCGAGCCAATCGCTGGGGGAGTGCTTGTACCAACTATTTTCCATGTGGTAGTAAAAAAAAGCCCCAACTGTTCCGGCAGTTGGGGCGAGGGGTTACGATGGATTGAACCCTTTATCTAAACACCGCATGGCCGGAAACATGAGGTGGTTATTGGTAAATGTAATTAGGTCACAAAGTTACACTAAAAAGGCATATCACCGTCCTGCGGTGCAAAATTCCCGCCGCTGGTCTGCTGCTGGAATGGCTCAACTTTGCCGCTCAAGAACTGCTTGCCGCTTTTGCCTACCTTGACCCATGCGGACAGGCGCATCTTGGTCCCGTCTGGCAGGATGATGTCCCCACGGTAGTCGGGGCGTTTCGGATTGTCACCTTTGTCGTTGGCGAACAGGGTGAAGGTGTTGGGTTGGGGTTGGTAATCGCTCATGGGTTTTGGGTTTTGATTTGGTTGGGTTGAATTGAGTAGGTAAGGTTTTCTTTGATGAGCCAATTTGAGGCCCGTAAATCGCTTAAAATGCGGTAAGTGGTACGGATGTTCACCCCAAGCGCTTCGGCGAGTTCTGTGGCCCTGTATGGGCGTGAGGCGAGGTACGACACGGCGTAGATGGTGGCGACCCTTCGCTGGATTTCTTTTGCTTTTGGTTTGGGCATGGGTTAGGGGATTAATTTGTACTTGCGGCCGTTGTGTTCGATGACTTCGGGGAGGCGTTTATCTACAATTTTACCATCTGAATCCTTAATGTAGATTACTTTTCCTTGAGAATCGTATTCCCATTTTGACCGATACCTCTTTTCGTCCTCAAAGTAGAGTAGATTGCCCCTCTTGTCATGGATTTCAAAATTCCCATCGGTCTTGAAATCCCACTTTAGCCATTGGCCGATTGTTTGTCCGTCTTTCATCTTAACTGGCTTTAAAAGTTACAGCAATGCTCGGTTTTGTCCCTTTTGCGGGACACACGGGAACCGCTTCGCCCGTCGCTTCGTCGTACACCGTGGCCTTGCCAGCGTTGCGGAAGGCCATCTTGAGCAGTTCTTCCCTTGCTTTCATGGATGCCTGCAGGTCACTCCACACTTGGTCGTGCTGGTAGTCGGGAGTCAACGCCCCCTCCTTGACTTGGATTTCTGCACCGAAGGCAGAGAAGGTCTTGCCGTGCTTTTCAGCCTCGTCCCGAACGATGTCCTCGGTGGATTTGAGGACTTGCTCCAAGGCTTTGACGACCGCCTTCAAGCGCACATGGGCGGCGATGGGATTGACTTCGCCTTCCTCGATGCGGTGGATAAGGTTGGCGGCGATGTCGGCGATGTCAGCCTTGCTGATGTCCGACTTGGGGATGGTTACGAGATGGTTCATGGCATTGTGGTGGTTTGTTGGGATTTGAATAGGAAGTAGAAGGTGTGGACCTTGACATTCCAAATTTCATAAGGAAGATTTGCAGAGAACCAAAGCATTTCGGAGCAAGTTAAATCAAATGGTGATTCGTGCTTTTGCAGGATAAATATAAGTTTTTCGCCGATTACGAGGTCCTTTTGTTTGATGTCAAGTATATCCTTGTAAACATCGGCGTTACATTTTTCAAGTAGGGTCATGGCTTATTTTTTAGAGAGTTGATTTTGGATGAATGCGATACCCTTTTCAAAACGGGCGGGGGTCATTTGGTCAATGTCCTTTAGAACCGCTCCTGCTGGTCGGCGGGTAACTTCTGCACCAGTTTGAGGAAATCGGCTTTGAGGGTTGCAACGGTTAGGTCATCGTAAGAAGGAACCAATCCAAGTTTGTCATTGAGGTCCAGCAGGTTGGCGTTGGTGGGCTTGGGGGCCGCTCCGTGCTTGCCTTTGTACACATCAATCCCAATCCCAATCCAAGACGCAATCTTGGTGATGGCATCCGTTGTCGCACCCTTGGCGGCATCGCCTGGGTCGGAGTTGGTGCTGGATGCAATGCACTCGTAGTAGATGTCGTGGGCGGGAACCGTGAAGATGGTCTTGGCTACGGCGGTGTACTCAATCCGCTCACGGCCAGCGTTCGTCGTGGTGTGGACGGTTGTGATGGGGGAAGACAGGTCGGTCTTGACGACCCACGCACCGACACCAAAAACTTGGTTGAGGCGTTCGGTCACGAAGATGCCCTTGATAGTGGAGAGGCCCGCCATGCGGGGATGAGCAGCAATGGCTTCGGGTGGGAGTGGCTCGGCGATTTTGGCGAGTTGCTCCGGGGTGAGGTTTTTCATGGTTTTGGGTTTAGTTGGTGATGAGTGCGAAGATGAATCTGCCGAAGAATGCGATTCCGAGGCAGGCGGTCAGCACGATGTAGCCCGTAGCAAGGGCGGCTTTGAGTTTGGTTTTGGTTTCGTGGTTCATGGTTTTGGGTTTGGTGGATGGAATAAAAGAATGTGCGTTGGCGAGCCGCACCCCTCGGTGGGTTACCAAGTCAGTAAAGCAAAAGGATTATAGCCTTTATCTACAACCGCTTTGTACAATTTATTAAACTGTGGCTTGGTTAATTTGAAGTACGATGTATTGCCAAAACGACCTGCATAATTGTTTTGATGGAAGTCAATTTTTTTGGAATGGTAGAGCGATTGAATCAGTTGCTCGTTGGCTTTTGCGATTAAAATGTTCATGGGTTATTGGGTTTAGTGGTTGGTTTGTAGGTCAAAGATACGGCGGTTTTCCTATTTGCGACCTCTTGTGTCATTTTTTTATGAAACTTTTTTTTTGTCCCTACACCCGATGCGGTATAAATTCCTAATTTTCGCCATAAATGCACCCGATAGCGTATAAATTTGCGGTATGACCTACCACTCCACCCGACCTGCAAAAGCCCTCACGAATGCGTTGGAGCGGCTGATGATAGCCATATCGCCCGCTGACCTTGAGCAGAACCACGCCCTTTTGTGCGAATACCGCCGTGCCTGCGAGTTGCTCGGCTACGATCCAGCCAAAGCCCAATGGTCCGGTATTCACGAAGTGTCAGCCTCGCAGTTACCCACCGAGCAGGACCACACCGTCTGCTATTATCCCCTATTAAACCCCGAAGAATAACCATGCGAAACATCACACACCTCGTCGTCCATTGCACGGCCACACCGAAGAACACCACCATCGCCAGCATCCGCCGCCATTGGAAGCAAGGGTTGGGTTGGAAGTCGGTGGGCTACCACAAAATCATTGAGGCGAACGGAAACATCATGACCTTGGCGACCGATGACAAGACAACCAACGGGGTTGCAGGACACAACGCTACGAGCCTCCATGTGTCGTATATCGGCGGCAAGGACACGGACGACCGCACCATCCAGCAACGCCAAGCCATCGCAGGGGTTCTTCTATCGTGGTTGCAGAAATATCCGAAGGCCCGGATATGCGGACACAGGGACTTCCCGGGGGTGACCAAGGCTTGCCCGCAGTTCAATGCGGAGAAGGAGTACGGCTACCTGTACCTAACGGCCTCCGATACGCAGGAGGGATAGTTGTACGAGGGAATCGTACAGGTTAATACAACCTATCCGCAGGAGTGAAGGTGGCGTGCAGTTGCAACTCTGGTCCCTTGTTGTCCTTGCTTGCGTTCCTGCTGGTTTCTAACTTCATCCAATATCCACCCAAAGGCTTCGGGCCTCGGCCTCGTTCAGTGTGAAATCCCATGTAGCCTCCGTCCCATTCCTCCTTGTAAGTCGCAGTACGCAACTGGTGAACAGGCTTTTGAATGAGGGTTTTGGTCGAGCGGTCATATTTGTGGATGATGTTTTGGTGGTAGTAGAGTTCATGCACATGGCCCATCCAGGTTAGGTCGTAGCCTTCGGTGCTTGCGAGTAACCGTTGGTCTTGGATGACCCCCTTGGTGACTGGTCCTCCCCCGCCTGCTCCGTGGTAGTAGTGAATGACGAAGTTCATCCCACGATTGGGGTCGTGCTGGACACGGATGTCTATCGTGCCGCCATAGCCGCCAACTTCAACTGCTGACCCTGTTGCATAGTTGAGGGTGCTTGCGAATCGTTGCAGGATGTCGGTTTCCTGATGGTGGATTATACTGGTTTCGTGATTGCCATATCCAACCAGCAGAAGATTCTTTGCGTATGGGGCAAACCATTCCACCGCCGTGTTGACGATGCTATCCAGGTACCTGGCGTTGTTGTGTTCTTCACGGATGTCTTCCTTGCTCCTGCGTGGGTCGCCCTTGCCTTGCATCAAACAAAAAAAGTCACCGTTGACGATGACTCCTGCGTTCCTGCGTTGTGCCTCTTTGAGGTGGTTGGTCAGCAGTCCCCTGTCACAATGCGGGTTGTCCCAATGCAGGTCGCTGATGAGAAGAAACTCCTGCCCCGATTGGCAGGTGACTTCGTGGATGTTTCGGGTGTGCTTGGTAAGTGGTAGAATCATCGCTGAGATTTAAGCGTTGCGTTCTCGGCTTCAAGTTGCTGGATGGTGTTCTCCAACGACTCTATCCGCTCTCGCAAACTTACAATCTCATTGCGTAATTCGGTTAATTCTTTCTTTTGAGCCTCAGCGGTTTCCTGCCACATAGCCAGCACCGCTTGGGCTTGCTTGACTTGGAGGGAGTCCGCAGTAAAGCGACCCCGTGTCAGCCAAGCAACTGCACCGCCAACAATTGCGCTGATGGTGCCGATGATAGTGGTTTCAATTAAGTTCACCCCGTGCTTACTTGCTTGGTTCGCCCTTTGATTTATCCAACGCCATCCAACCGACTGAAAGCAAGGTCAATACCGAGCCAATGATTTCGGTGAGGGTAGCGGTGTCAATGATACCTTTGGCGACGAGTGTGCCGCCGATGAAGGTGAGCAAGTGACGGAGCAGAGCGATGACGGCTGATTTCATAAGTGGTAATTTGGGTTGGTCGGGGTTGTCTTGGCGGCGGCGAAATAGGCGCATATAGGGAAATGTTTTTATTTGGAAGGTGTTGCAAATTCTTTGTGGTCAGCGGTGTATTGTTCTTCCCAACCGCTGAACGAGTGAACGCCACAGGGTTCGGGCCACACCACAAATGCGGCGAGTTCTTCGGGGCAGGTGTCGTGGAATAGCACATCCACGCAGACGGCCTTGTCTATCTCCCCAACCTGCACGGCGAAGTCCAGCGGTTGCAGGAATTGCGCCAACAACTTGTCAGCGGTAGCCCCGTCGGGAAATGCGAACTTGCGGAAGGTGGGCATCGTTATGCGGTGAGGGCTGCGAGTTCGGCGTTCGTGAGGCGGGTGGTGTAGAGGGCCACGGCACGGATGCGGTCGTTGAATTCGCTGCTTGCAGACACATTACTACCAAGGGTTATTCTATTCAAAGACGCCCCAAAAGTAAACGTGCCATTTGCGGTTAGGTTTGCACCATTGACACAAAGGGCGATTTCTCCACTCTTGTACGCAAAGGCTATTTTTAAAATACCAGCCGTAAATGTTGCGCTTGAAATGTTAAGCGTTCCCGAAAACGTTGGTGCGGTAATTGCGGTTCGTACAACATTGCTTGTCAATGTTCGCAAAGAGAGAACGTTTGATGTTGCCCCTTCGTCTATGCGAATGAGGTATGTTTCTTTGGCCATGTTGCGAATATCCACCTCCATGTATATCGTCCCCTCGGTCTGGCCGATGCAACCGCTGACTGCGCCTGATAGGGTTATCACGTCTGCGTTGCGGGTTACCGAGCCTGTGGTGGTGGGGATATAAGAAGTCGCCACCGAGCCTGTTTCAAGTTGTGCGCCCCATAGGTAAAGAGATGCAGAGCCGTTTCCGATGTAGTCCCTTGTGTTGCCACTTGCGCTACTCACAAATACGCTTGCAGTTCCAGCAGCGTCGCAAATTGCAGTCATTATGCAGCGATACCAGCCGCTTCCGTAATTCTCAATTCTTGCAGTACAATCCGTGGTCGTTCCAACGATGCCACTTGTTATATCAAAAAAGGCTTGCGGAGAACCTGAAAACAAAGCAGAACTCAATGACAATCGTGCCGAACGATTTGCAGCCGTAGCCTTAAAAAAACAACTAAGTGTATATGAAGTTCCCGAAACAACCGCCGTGCTGATTGATTGACTTATTTGATGATTGGTTGCACTTACATCGGTGCTTTCAGTAAATAGGTCTGCACTTGTTGTTCCATCGGGAGCCGTAAATGCCGCCGTTGAACCCGTTGAAATTGTACCACTAAGCAGTACCCAAGTTGTCAAGAAGTTCGCACTTTGAAACGCCAAGTTTGTCGCCGCAGGCTCTACGAGTAACGCAGGACACCCCGCCGTTCCACCGCTGGTCAAGTAGTCCAAGCGGGGGATGCCCGACGCAACGGATGCGATAAGCCCCGCAGATGTGAACCTCCGTGCGGTTGTGTCACGGGTAACGGTGAAGTCCCCCGCCCCGCTTGTGGGAATTTGGGAGTATAGTTTCCCCGTCTTGGAACGATAGGGGACAATCAATAAGGATGGTGCTGCGGGCATTAGTCTAAATTATAGGTTCGCACTTGTAAGCAGTTTTCGAAAAGAGTTTCTTTGGCGGTGGCTGAATCGGCATCGCAGCGGTTGTTGAACACCGCCCACACCGTATCGGTCCACACGAAGAAATTGTAATCTTGGAAGGTGTCAATGAATCGGGCTTGCAGGCAGTCGTTGCTTGCGGTTTCGGCAGCGGTTGCGCCGTCAGCAGATGCACGGGCATTGTAGGCAGCCCAATAAGGGTTGCCCGAACCGCCGAGTATTAGCGAGCGGGGATAGCCGTATCCGTAGCCGATGAACATTGCTTACAGGAATGTATATCCGATGACGCTACCCACCGATGGAGTGACCGCCGTAATCTTCCCGCCGTTCCTTCCGCTGATGACTATTCCCGCAGACACGGACTTGGCTGACATTGCGTAGGCGGCCAATAGGTCTTCGCCTCCTGTACCCGTCAAGGTTGTGAAGGTAGCGGCGGCGTTCACCACGATGAAGTCAAAGTTTGTGCCCGACACGGCTGCGTCAATGAACTGCATTGAACCGCCCTGACCGAGCATTTGTTGTAAGATTGGAGTTGGCATTGCTTGGGGTATTTAGGGTAAATGTAGGTTAGGTCGGAATTTCACAAACGGAGTGTGAGTAGGGCAGTTGGAATGACATCGTAGCCACCCACCCCGCTGTGCGGTCGTCACGGCTCTCTACAAAGCGAGTAAGCGACACGGAGGTACTTAGCGTCCACTCTTGCGTCGGGTCGTTTGTAAGGCTTGAAATGAAGTCCTGTGCGATTTGCAGTTGGTCGCTCAAAACCTCGTCTTCGTTGTCTTGCCAGCCCAGCGTTGGACTGCCCGAAACCACGCCACCCATCGTGGCAATGGATTCAACTCGGTCAGAAAAATAGACACCCACAGTAAGAGCCAAAGTCCCTGCATCCGTAGTCGCTGACTGTACATCCGCAAACACCAACGGATAGACGATTCGCTCACGGCTTGGGGTTCGCAGGTTGATGGTGTTGTCCGTTCCGATTGCAAGAGGGTCGCCCGTCCCGAAGGAATTTACCTGCGGGTGAGCATTTGCAAGCGCAAGGAGTGCTTGCTTGATTTTTATCCAAGACATAGGCTTGTAGTTTCAAAATGTTTTTAGCGTGTGCGCCCATAGATTTCAGCAGTTGGAGCAGTAGGGGTCGTAGCCGTAAGGCCAAGGGCGGTCCAAGCCAGCACCACGGCGCAGGGTCCGAGCATCCAAGGCCATCCCCGTGTTGTAGTTGGTCCCGTTCGGGTAAATAGTATCAAGAGCCGATGGCGGGGAGTTGAATAGCGGGTAGTTGCTGCGTTGCTCCATGAGGTAGCGGGTGATGCGCTCGGAGTACCACTCCGCATCGTTCTTCACTTTGTCCGTGAGGCGGGTGATTTCGTCCATGCTCATTTGGGAAGATTCCTCGCTGGTTCTGCGGACCATGCCCTTGTTCATGTATTTAAACGCCAATACCATCGGCAACTCGTAGTACAACCATTGCACCATGGCGGGTTGGATGTAGTCCTCCAAGAGCGTCGTGTTCAAGGCCGTGGTCGTGCCGCTGACCACCTGCGTCACCATTTCCGAGTACAAGGCCGATCCGACTATTGGTTGGATCCGCATCTCCTGCACCTTGACGATCGTAGGCCGTATCTGCGTAAACGACACATTTTCGTTTATGACGGAATTGTCCAGCAGGGTTTGTTCGCTGATAAAGAGTGCCTTCATGCTTTGCTGATTTTATTGCCTTTGCGGATTACCAACTGCTGCTCCCATACATGGCGGCATTGGGGGCGGTTCACTCCGCTGGCCGTGTGATACCATCCACCTCGGCGATTCCAAACGGAATAACCCATGATGTTGCTAATGCCGTTAATGTCGTCACGGGTGTAGACCTTGCCCTGGTCAGCCAAGTCCAGCATGACCTTGCAGAACTCACGGCTCGTCCGTTTGTCTTTGTTGCTGAACCCTGCGGCCCATGCGTATTTGTAGCGGACCTCCAGCACGGGTTCTGCGACCTCCTTGATGTTCTTGGGCAGGTTCTCCGAGGCGATTTGGTCCACGGCCCTTGCGATGGGGTAGCGGTCTTTGGTAATCAAGTAAGCCACCCGCTTGGCGACCTTGGCCTTGCTGACACCAAACTCCTTGGCCATTTCTTCCACGGATGCGTCCCGATTCTTCTTGCGGTACTTTTCAATTTTCTCGTCCAACTCTTTCTCCTCTTCCCCCAGTTCAGCAAACGCTTGACGCACTTGGTCATCTAAGTCGGCATCAAACCGCATTGGCTTACTGTGCATGACAACATAGTCGTCTGCGTTGCTTCCAAACTTGCTTGCGACCACCTCCAAAACCTTAAATTCCTCGTCCCCCCATCCGTAGTCCTCGGTGTCTTCTTCGCCCCATGTAGGCTCGGAAAACGCTTGCTCTTGCACTCCGAGCAGCGTGTTCACTTCTTCGGGGGTCAATCCGAATCCAGCGGATAGCATCGTGCGGGCCATCTCCAAGGTGATTTTCTCTTGGGCGTAGTGCCGAACGATACGCATGAGGTTTTGGTACTCACGGCCCGACAATTTCTTGATGTTGTCGTTGGATAGTTGTGCAGGTGTTTGGGGCTGCTCGTCGGGTTGGGGATTGGGACCCACCACATCGGCGGGTTGTTTTTCCAAAGCAGGTAGGCCCGCTTTTTCCCGCAGTTCTTCGGGGGTCATTATTTGCAGCAGGGCGGCTTCGGATAGTCGCTCGGTGATGGGTTCAACTGGAATCAATTCCATCCCTTCCACGCCGTTGAACGAACCCAAATAGTTTATCATTCGCTCCACCTTGCGAACTCGGTCGTTCACATAGGTCGCTTTAAATAACTCGTAAGCCTCCACCAATTCCTGCCTGCCGCCAAGTTGCCCTTCGGTCTTGACCCCGAATAGCATCGGGTTGACCACACGGTGCGAAATGAAGATTTCCTGCTGGATGGCCTTGTTGAGAATCTCAAACTGCTTGTCCATGTCGGACGGAGTCAGCGGTTCAAGCGTCGGGGCTTTGCTGACATCATCATTAAAAGTCACTACAAAGCGACCTGCATTATCGGTCCCGCTGAACTTGCGCTTGATTTGACGCTCAATGTCGCCCTGTTCTTCGGGCGTTGGGATTCCGTTGTTGAAGTTGATTAAATACCCACCCCAAAAGTTGTTGCGGAGGTTGTTGTTGTGGAAGTTGGCCACCTGCACATCCGCTTCAATCCAAGCCAAGCCTCCCATGTATTCGGGTAAAGGATAGGACTTCACGCCAGCGGCATAGACCCTGTAATAGAACAACTGCTTGCCTATTCGGTTGTCTGCATCAAAGGCGGGGATTTTCTCTACATCCCCGATTTTGGGGTAGAGTTGGACCATTGCATCGTCGTACCAATCGGCCACTTGGAACATCCGCTCGTCCTTGTCCACACGAATCTTTTCAAAGGGGATATGCTCCATCTTGGCGATGGTTCCCATCTTGTTCCAAGTCACCGCAACCGCAAACCCGTTGAATAGTTCCAAGTCAAGGACGAGTTTCTCGGTGATGTCGTTGAGGTCGTCATGCTCGGATAGCCCGTCAAAAAACTTGGCGTAGCGGGCCTGCTGCTCCACGGTCATCTTCTCCCCAGGTTGCCATCCACCGCCGACGATGTAGTTCACTTTGCCGTTCACAATAGCGTTGTGCTTTGAACTGCGGCGGTAGTTGTCCAGCAGATAGTAGGGGTACTCGTTGAACGCCCCGTAGGTGATGTATTTGCCCGCCTTGTTTTCAAGCATCACGGGGACTTTGTGTTCAATACCCAACCATTGGGTGAACGATTGTTTTATGCTGCTCATAGGGTGTGGACGGTGAAGGATAGGGCCGAAATCGTGATAGCACCGCCATCGTTCACGGCGTTGATGTAGATGGTAAATTCGTCATTGACTGCACCTTGCAGGATGGCTTCAAGGGTCACCGCATGGCCGTTGTTGTGGCCCGTGGTGATGTCGGTCATGGACTGCGGAATGATGGTTCCGTTCTTGGCGATGTAGATGATTATTTGGTTGCCGTTCCCTTGCGAGAATACCATGCTGGCAGACACCCGCAAGGCCGCACCCGTCGTCCCTGTGTAGGTGATGGCGGTGGTTGTGCGTGAAAAGTTGTAGGTAGTCAGCAGTCCCGATTTCAGCGGGGTTGTCAACTTGACGGCATGCCCTTGGGTCGGGGTAAAGTTCTTCACCTCATCAAGGTAAAGGTTCGCCACGCCCCGCTCTCGGTCAAGAGTGGCGGTGTCTGCAAGGTCGTCGAACAAACCACCCACACGGGCGGCGGTGTTCGCTCCTGCGGCGGTTTCGTTGGTGATGGTTGCGGCACTCGTCTGCAACTGGGTTCTCGTTTGTACGCTCATGCGAAGGATTGGTCAAAGGTTTGGTCAAAGACACCCTCGTCGGAAGAACCGAAGACGGTGTATTGGATAGAATTTGCGAAGGTGTTGAATGTGAGGCTGATTACCTGTACATACGCCAAGCCCGTTTCAACCACCGCAACGGCTGCACTAACCGTGGAAGAGGTATCGTAAACCTCGTAACGATACGAGCCTGTTTCAAGCGACCCCACGGCAATCTGAAATTTGTCATAGCGTTCGGTGTAGTTGGAAAGGTTGGCCGATTTCAGCAGCGTGAAGTCGGTGGTCACATTCTTGGCGATGTTGGTGAGGCGCAAGATGTAGCGGTCGCCCGAAGATGCCCGCTGCGTCCAAGTGACGACAATCGTGTTGGTGGTGTTGGGGGATAGGTATATCATCCTATTCCCAAATGTACTTTGCGCCCGAATTTCACAATTTGCGCCCAATACTTCGGTACAGTTCGGCTCTGCGCTCGGCGGTCTTGCTGATGTCAAACCGCTCCCTCACATCCTTGGACAACTGCACGGCCAAGGCTTTGGCGTAGTCGGGTTCGTTCACGAATTTCCTGACCGCCTTGTACCAAGCGTCTTTCTTCCCGTAGGGTATCACAAGCCCGTTGTGGCCGTGGACGAGAATGTCCGTATAGGGGATGGTTTCGGATGCGATGATAGCCTTGCCCATCCAGCCTGCTTCCACCACCTTCAATTCGGATTTAAGGCGGTTGAACTTGGTATCACGCAGGGGTGCGATGGTGGCGTTGATGAAGTTGTACCCGCCCACATAGGAATAGATGTCAGCGGCTTGGATGCGTCCGTAGTTCTTGTTAAGTCCCCTGCACGATAGCATCCGCTCGTAATCATCGTACACGGGGTTGTTGTCGTTCCATCCGCCCAGGTAGATTTTGTATCTCCCATCCAGCGACTTATCGTGGGCAAGCAGGCCGAACGAATGCTCCACCAAGGCGATGTCCTCTTGGTGCTGCGCCCCTCCGAACCATCCAATCTTGAACAGATGCGGTTCGGGTTCTGCCGTCGTGTCGGGGATGTACTGCTGATATGCTTCGTATGGCTCGTTCGGCAGGATGGTCACGGCTTTGTTCAGCAGGCGAATCTTTTGGGCGAGGTGTTCGGTCGTGGTAGTCACATGGTCAGCCAAGCGGATGTGTTCACGGATTTGCTCATCCAATTTCGTGGACAGGTAGTGCCGATACATGATGTGTCCCGATTCCAAGACCCAGTAGTCGTCAAGGTCCAATATCACCTTCGCCCCAAACGCCGTGAGAGCCTTGTAGACATTACGAATTTGGTCCAGAGTACCTTGACACCACAAGCGATTGAATAGCCATATATCGACCGTCTTAAGGTCCTCGTCCTTGACATTGGCGATGTTGTCCACGCAGACATAGTCGAACTCCGTGTAGTTGTCGCCAAGGTAGGCGTTCGGCATTTCCAGCCGATAGAACGAGCAGCCCGTCGGGTGGGCGTTGTAAACGATGCAAATTCTCATGCCCAAAGGTACAAAAAAAAGGGCCACCCCTTGCGAGATGGCCCCTGACCACTAAACCATGCGGCGTATGAGAACCGCAGGTCAAAGATACTTACGAACCGCTGATTTGGGTCGTCAGCGCAGAGAAAGTTGCAGAGGCGATGTTCAGCATCGGGTCTGGTTCCATTCCCGTCAGCGTCATCTCGTAGCCACTCCTGTCGCCGAATGCAGTACCCGTTCCAGCGGTTCCAGCAGATGCTTCCAAGCCATTCGCAGCACCCAACACCCAGTAGCGGTTGTTGTTGTCTTGAACGATGACCAGCAAGCGGTTACGAGCCAAGAGGCGCAGTTCATTCCGCACGGCGGTCTGCAACTTGTTGATGGTGAAGGTGACTTCGGGAGTGTAGAACAAGGTTCCGTTCTCGGTGCTTGCGTTCAAGGTTTCCGTCATGGACGAAGTGGCCTTGGTCAAGTCATACTCGTAGAATCCCGATGAGAAACCCGTGAAGCCTGTGACCGTTCCGCTTCCGTTGGTGTTCACGGAACCCGTTGGGTTGAAGGCTTGTACAAAGACAGTTTTGATGCCGCCGACTGAATCTCGGCATCCGAGGGCGTAGCCCGTAGTTAGGGAGCAGGACATAGTGTATATTTATTTTGTGAGTTGCAAGAATAAAAAAGCGGGGGGAAGTTTCCCTCCCCCCTTACACTTAGGCCAAGCGGAAGTCAACCATCAAGTCGGGATAGGCGAACTGCACACCTGCTTTGAAGGCGGCTTGGAAGCGGACTTCATCGTTGTCCTTGGAGTACCACAACTCAAAATTCTCCTCGTCGGACAACAGGTCGGTACCATAGAACAAGTTACCGAGGTAGGTGCAGACGATGCGGTTGGTGTTGGTCAAACCTGGGACTGCAACGATGCGAACATTCGTGCCAGGGTAGATGATATCACCATCGGCCAAACCTTGAAGGTCAACCTGGTTGTACATAACACCAGTCTGCGACTTCATGGCTCCAATCAAGGTGCGGAAGTTATTCCATCCGCAGAAGATTACGAGGTCGGTCTTGGTCAAGATGGCCTGTGGGATATCATTGTAAACTTTGTCAAAGATGCTGATGACATTGCTTGTGGTGATACCAACGGAAGCCGATACTGGGTTCCAAGTGGTAGATGAAGCGTTGGCAAGAACAGTTGAACCCGATGCAGCATTCAGCAACTGGTTGATACCGCTGAAGTAAGCGTTGCCCTGCCAAATGGCGTTCTCCAAAGCCTCGGCGATGCGGAGGGCTTTCTGCTCGGAGAATGCTTGTTCAAATGGAACACCGTCGTATTGGCTACCAGCAGTCAACTGCGACTGCATCCAGTACTGCTCAAGTGAACGAGGGCAAAGAGCCTCTTGGATTTTCATTACGCCGACGGTGATGTTACGCTGGCTGAATGTGG